CTGCAAGAGGGCTTCTCCACCACTGACAGTGATTCCCCCTTTTTCGCCCCAAAATCCACGATAACGGAGGGCTTCTTCTAAGACATCATCCACCGTCCGCTCACGGGACTTGTTGGTTTCCATTGCCCAAGTATCTGGATTGTGGCAGTATTGACACCGCATTTGACAGCCTTGAAGGAAGACAATAAAGCGGATCCCAGGCCCGTCTACTGCACCAAAACTTTCTGTTGAGTGTACCATTCCTGTTACTTTTCCATAGTCAACTGTTTCATTTTCCATTGAGGAACCTCTTCTCTTGAAAACGTTTTATGATTTTATTATATCACAATATAGATAATATGGTTAATTTAAAGTCTGAAAGCCTGTAAAATAGGCGTTTTTAGGACTCTATCACTCTATTAAATCGACTTAAACAGTTCACAAAGTTCCTAAAAAGTTCTTAAAAAAAGTTCACAAAAAAATACCCCAATAGGGTATCTATCAATTTACGAGTTCAGCGGGCAAGATCTAGCACCCTCACACGGTGCTTTTTTCATCTTCAAAAATGGTAGGCTACCGCGCACCAAAAATGGGTACTCGATGTCCTACCACCTACTTAAATTATAACATATCTTGACCGCTTTTTCATGTATAACAGGGTTTATATTATTGCCATTGCTCTATAAACTCAAGTAAGGCTCTTGCCTTACGCCTGTGATAGTTACTGCTTGAAATAGAAAGTATATCCATTTGTTCATAAACAGACACCTTTTTTTGCCCAATAAAGCTCATTTCTAGGATACGTTTATCAATTGCTGATGAAATACCCTCAATAGCTTTTCTAATTCGATTTACCTCGGTTAAAGCCATGTTTTGGCGCTGATTTTGTTGATCTGTGCAACTATCAAGTAAATCGCCTGTTAGATAATCAACCCCAGCAATTCTACATAAAGAGCGATACTGACACAGTACATTTCTAGCAAGCTCTTTCTTGTTCCTTTTTTCTTCCTGCCCTATATTCATGCTTTGCCTCCTTTTCAAATACATTTAAAAATAGGGTTCAGGGGTTTGTATTTTTGTAAAAGTCCAGCCACTCTTTTCTTGATATCGTATGGTATGGATCAGATTCATCATGATAAAGGGGGTTGATCCCCTTATTTACACGAATATAATCCATTCTATCTTCCACAGTTGGAAAGAATATCATCTCTTTAAAATCATCTGAAATAGTTCTACGCTCCCAGCTATCATCTATATTATCGAATATGATGATACTATCATCTGAAAATGTTCTTAATACTGCCAAGGCTTCATGGTCTAGATAGTCCTTGCCGTTTACATTGATGTACTCAATCCCTTTATCTGATTCAGTTATCAAGACAAAACCACCCGTTTTCATCTTGTGTATCTGTTTTAGCTCATCAATTTTCTTTAAAAGCTCTTTTTTATTCAACTCTAAATATCCTTATTGTCTATACTGATAACTGTTTCCAATTCTTCCAGCTTTTCTATAATTGCTTCATTTTCATAAGCTTTATAGGCAAACTCAAGAATAGTCCTCGCTGATTGTTGCCGTGCGTATGGGCTGATTTTAGGATCATTCATGATAGCTGTTAAGACTTCCACAGCGTCCACAGCCACACTATTCAGCCTGCTTGTAGCCTGCTCCATTGCTTGGTTTCTCATCTTGCGGTATGCACTTCTTACCGTGGTTTTAGCCATGTAACGCTGTGCCGTGCGTCTAGAGATCCCCACTTTTTCGCAAGCCTTGCCCATATTTGGGGCAAGCATTAAAGCCGTCAGGAACTTTTCTTCTTTTAACGTTAATTCTTCCATGCCTACCCCCCTCTCTATCGGACATTCTGAGGCAATTTCAGACAATTTTAAAGCCCATTCTCTTCAAAGAAACGTCCTATAGCCGTTTCATTAAGTTCTAAACTCAATTCCGCTGTGACAAGTAACATATTATCACCATTGATTAAAAATTCGCTGTGATAGGTTTTAGCTTGGTTTTTTAAGTACTCAGCTAATTTTTCGGTACGATCTTTAATATTGTATTTCTCATAGTCAAAGAATGATAAATCTGTATGAGATTTGGCGATCTCTCCCAGCTTTTTAATTGCTAGCGGTTTGTTCTTGTATTTCTCCAGGTATTCTTCAAACTCTTCCCATGAAATATCCTTTGTGCTTTCAAGTAGCATTAATTCAGCCACATCATCAGCAGTCACGCTATTCTTTTCTGATTTGAGTTCTTCAAGTTGTTTGGTTTGTTCCTGCTCGATATCAGACATGATCTTATCATAGGTTTTCTGTGAGTACGTTTCTCCCTCACTCTTGAGGTCAGCTAGTTCGATCTGAGCTTGTTTGCTCCCTTTCATACCCTCAGCAACCTCTTTTTTTAGTTTCTCTTGTAACTCAATGTATGAGCGCATATAGTCTACTTTCTTGTTTGCAAATGCTTTGAGCTCGCTCTTAATAGTTGTGAATGTCATATTTTTACCTCTTTCTGTACCTAATTAAAAAACCGAGAATGAACCCTCATGAAGCCTATGCAATCTTCACGAAATGTTTCACCCTCGGTTGTTCCGATAGATACTATCTATTTTATTGTTTCAGTCTTTTCAACATAGCACACCTTGCCATGTTGATAGACTAGTGTCAGTTTCCCATATACGGGAACCTTTACATTTTCTATTATACCATTTTTTAAATAAAATAGGTAGCCATCTTCCATTTTTTCGATCAAAATTTTTTCATGCATTTTTGTTTTCTCCATTGGTAGGATCTGTTTGTTTGGGAGGAAAAGGGTAGGAGTTGTATCCTACCAATCCCAGCCCATTATATCAACGATTCGGGCACTTGGTAGGAAAGTAGGAAAAATTTCAGTAACAAAAATATTATATAAACAACAATACCTATTTAATTCATTAATAAATATTATTATTAAAAATATTATTATTTTCCTACCGAGTACCTTATATCCTTAGAGCCTCAAGGGGTTAGAGTGGTAGAATTTTTTCTAAACAATTCCTCCCACATGAACGAGAACCGTTTGAAACTCTTACTCTCTCAAGGAGTTAGGGTGGTAGGAACATTTTATTTAATTTTTCTACTCTCATTCTGATTCTCCTACTTTTTGAAAACCTGAGGTCGGACGTCTTCCAAACTTGATATTTCTCTTGTACTCCCATGTACGTTTACCACGCATTGCAAGCCGTATCTTTGCATTTTGTTGAGGTGTGGGCTTATCGATTAGAAAAACCTCTTTAAAAAATAATGAGACTGTCATTTTTTCACGGGGTACTAACTCGCCATATTTTGCTGTATCTATTTTGACTTCTTCCCCGTTACCGTTTAAGTAAACTCCATTGTTCATCATCTCATAGATATAAGTTCTTCTCAGACCGTCATTGATTGGAGCAAAGTACATTCTTTCAGGGTAAGGAGTTGATAGATACCTTTCAAGTGCCTCTAGTTCATCATCTATAACCTTATAGCGCTCTCTTACGGTGTTTACAAGGTGTTCTTGACTGTCTGATAAGGTTAATGTTTTGTTGACTCTCCATGCTGTCACCATAGCGCCCCAGAATGCCCTGCGATCCTTTTCAGACCACTTTCTACCTCGGTAAGAGTTATCTTTGAATACCTCAGCAACTAAAAACCTACGTTCCCCTGTCAGATCATTCAGATAATCAGGTTGATTAGTAGCCCTCACAAATACAAAATTTTTCATCAATCGTCTATCTGAACTTGCGTAAGGCGGGCGAAATTCAATTTTTCTATCAGTCACAAACCTTTTTAATACTTGGAAACTCGCTTTTTTAGTCGCTATCATCTCATCATCAAAAACACACCAATTCCGCACCATTCGGGCTTTATCGTCTTTTTCTGTGAGTGTATCCACGGTTGTAAAGTATTGATCTGTAAATAACTGCTCAAAAAACTGTGTCTTTCCTACTCCCTGCTCGCCTGTTAAATCTAACACAAAGTCAAACTTTATACTTGGATCAAATACTTTGGCAACTGCTCCACGAAAGAACAGATCAAAGATAATTCGATTGTATTGATCATCTTTCACGTTTAAATAATATCGTAGGATATCAAATGGATCTTTCTGATCTGCTAAATGGGAGTACTCTTGTTCACATTCAAGTAAGAATGATCTCAATGGGTTGTATTGGTTCGATCTAGCTACAACCTCCATTACATCAGCTATATCAGACTTTTTAAAATCGATCTTATACTTTTGGGCAATATACAAGCGAATTTCTTTTATTAGAGCGTCATCAGCAACCCCATATAGACGAGTAGCACCATTCAAATTGATAGAGTTTGAAATATCAATTTCATTTGTAAACTCATTGTATTTCAGCTTACCAGCTAACCGAGTATCACGCTCAAGGATTTTTCTGAGATTGTCTAGACTAGGATTGTAGCCGTCACCCTTTGCTTTTTGGGTAAGGTTTAAACTATTCTGTTCTGTTTCTCTAATCGCTGTAAGATCAGTTAACTCTTGAGTTTGTACTTGACTGTATCCAGCATTTATAAATGGTTGTGCTTTATTGTTGCCATTGTTCAAATACTCACCCCCTTATAGATTATTTTCATTTGCTCTAGAAAGCACTTTGCAAGTGCCACACGCTTCACAATTGAAGAGAATAGCTGTGTAACCTGCTCGAAGCTATAACCATGCAGGAATAGCAACCGAATAAAAAGCGCTGTATCTTCTTTGGTATAGATTCCATTCGTGATAATATCGAACAACCAGCCATTTAATTCTATTGCTTGGTTTTCTCTTGCTTCACTCAACTTACCAGCCTCTAACTTCTGCAATACTGCCAATGGTTCAGGCTTCATAAATTTTGGATAGATCTTTCTCGCAACTTTCCAATGAGAATTTTTCTGTTGATTATCACACAGTCTTATAGTTATCCCTTTAGTATGAAAGTCTGTCAATCCTGCTCCAATTGGTTCAAAATAAACAAATTTAAAATAGTTCCCGTTTTGCAGTACCAAAGTTGGATTATCCTTGAGAAAATCTAATGCTGTTAATTTATCAGAGTGGACAGTAACTTCTATTGTTCTCATTTATCAGCCCCCAAAAAGATCAAGATATCACTTACTTTATAATAGGCTTTTCGTGTATCTTCTAGCGGTGGTTGGTAGCGTTTCAAGCCGTTTTCTTCCCACCGTTTTAGTGTATTATCTTTGATATCTAACTCATCTTTCAGTTGTTTTGCTGTCATAAGCCCTAAAGATTTTTGAAAAACCTTATCCTGTGACTTTAAAAACGTATCAATCAAAGTCAAAACTCCTTGACTTAGTTCTTGTTCACTTTCTTTACTTAAACTAAACATTCATTTTCCTTTCTAAAATTGTTTTTCCTGCGGTTGCACGTTTGGGAGGTATAATCATACCCCTGTTATATTTCAAGTTGAATTTCACCGATTAAAGAGCTAGTTTTGAGCCTCAAAATCGATTCTGTGCGTGAATTAAATTGTTAGTTTGTCCTTTACGTTTGTTTCTGACAAATGGACTTACTGAAAAATTGTCAAGGTCTGAAAGTTTGGCACGAATAGAAACAACTCGCCCAGCCTCCTTTTCCTCATTCAATTCTTCAAACGCCTTTGCCATTTTCAAAAACTTCGATATATGCCGTCTTACGTTTGTTTCAATGTACCAAGCGTTATCCTGTTCATCATATCTTACAACTGTTTCCCGTTCCTCTTGCTGGTATGCCATTATCTAGCCTCCATGATCTCAAGCCATTTCTTCATACGTTTTAGCTGTCTTTTGCTGATATATCCCCTTTTCTTGTAAGCTACAGCCCACTCATGGAAACACTCAGCAAGGAAGAATATACTCACGAATGATAGAAAAATAATTCCAACGCCTAATAAATCACCAATCATTTTTGATCTCCTTATCTAGCTTGGTAGCTGTCTATATATGCCCGCCGTGCTTCACCCTCCAATGAAAGAAAGTCATTCAATTCATCAAGAGAGAGTTTCTTATGTAGAAAATCAAATAGGATCTGATAAAGATTAGGATCATTTACTTTCATATCTTGTACAATTTTGTTAAATCTTAATTGTGCATGAACTTTTTCCACCTCTTCTAAAAATTCTTCTAATTCTAATTCTGTTAGTTCTAATTCTGTTTTTTCTGTTTCCATTTTATGTACCCCCTGTACAACTTTTTGCGCTCTATACCAAGATATGGTATAATTTAAGTAAATAATATTGCTAAAACCTATAACACGGCTTGCCTGCTTTGTGTTGTGTTTTAGTTCATCATCTAAAAAGGCTTGATAGTTTGGCGACTGTGAGCCTTTTTTGTTGCGTTCAAAGTACGGTTTTTTTCGTACTTTTTCCTAAAAAAATAGATTCAATAGGAGTATCGTATAAGTTAAGGAGCTTCATTAGCAAGTCAGCAGGAATCTTAGTACTATCTTTTTCGTACTTTGAGATAGTTTGAAAATTTCTATCTACTTTCTTAGCGACTTCACGTAACGTTAAGCCTTGAGATACACGTACACCTCTTAATGTTAGTTTATGCATATCCTCACCCCCCTTTCTTTTAGCTTAAATCAATGATACTATATTTCTCACACTGTGTCAATAATTTTAAAGCAAAATATTATTTTTTTCGTATTTAGCAAAATTGTGGTATAATCTATATTGGAGATAAAAACATTTGGAGATTTAGAATGGCAAAAAATAGTCCACAGGATGTTGAGAATAGAGAGTATTTCTCAAATCAATTAAATAAGATTATGAAATCAAAAGGAATAAGACAGATCGATATTAGCAATGCTCTTGATATTCCTAAAAGCACTTTAACAGGATATGTTAAAGGTAGAACGTTACCTAATGAAGAAAACTCAGAAAAGATTGCTGATTTACTTGGTGTACCAATTTTTGCAATAGACAAACGTTTTCAGCCTATTCCCTCTGTTGAATTACAAGACTACCATTATACTGTTTTAGATATCAATCAAGATATTTCAGAAATATTAAACGAAATTTCTAGGTTAAAGTATTGTGTCATTAAACTAATTAAAGAGAATGAAGATCCTTTATTTACTGGTTTCCGTGCCATAATTACAGATCATGATAGGGAAATTGTCATTGATCCGATAACTGTAGAAACATTTTTTAATGCTTTTGGTCGTACAGACATTCTAATAAAACATGGCTATCAATCAGGATCATCAGAACAGTTTAGAGATTTTGATAGATATATATGGAGTCGTAGAAAGGAAGATAAAGAGATACTAGAGAATGTTATAAGTGATTGGCTTGCTATCCTGAATATTGATAAACAACACGTCAGTATTTCCTACTTTGATAAAGCAATTGCCACCCCAAACAAAGTAAAACTTAAAAAATAAATTATTAAAGGTCTGAAAATATGACTGCTGAATTAGAAAAGAGGTTAGACATTGAAAAATAGTGAACTGTTTGACTGGTTTTTGTTTGCTTGTACGATCCTTGCCTTTAGTGCTATGATATTTGCATTTCATATACTAGACAAAGAGGGGAAAAAAGCACTCGAAAAGTTAAAGAAAAAATCATCTGATAAATAACTAATTCAGATATACGAAAACTTTCTAAAACCTATAATACGGCTTGCCTGCTGATGAATTAGAAAGGTTTTCGATCATGAATATTACAGAATACAAAAAGAAAGACGGTACAATAGTGTACCGCACCAGCTTATATCTTGGTGTCGATTCAATCACGGGAAAGAAGATCAAAACAACCATTTCAGCCCGCACCAAGAAAGAAATTAAGAACAAGGCTTTACAAGCAAAAGTTGAATTTGAAAAGAATGGCGCAACTCGCACCGCATTTACTCAATTTGAAACATACAGCGAATTAATGGATAGTTGGTGGGAGGTATACGCCCCCACGATCAAACCAAATTCAAAAATTTCTATTAAATCGCAAATAGAAAAGTATTTGCGCCCTGCTTTTGGGGATATTAAACTAGATAAGTTGACCCCTGCCATTATTCAGCAACAAGTGAACAAATGGGCTAATGATTACAACAAAAACAACAATGGTTTTAAACAATATGCCCAGCTTCATTCATATAATAAAAGCATTTTACAGTATGGGGCTTCATTACAAGCAATTCCGTTCAATCCTGCAAAAGATATAATAGTTCCCAAAGTCAAAATAGAGAAAGCAAAAATCAAGCATTTCACAGATTCAGAATTAAAACAGTTCTTTGAATACCTGGATAGCTTGGATCAAACAAGATTTAAAAATCTCTTTTGTGTCACTCTTTACAAGTTCCTACTTGCTACGGGTTGCCGTATCAATGAAGCATTGGCGCTGGAATGGTCTGATATTGATCTTGATAATGCCGTGGTGCATATCACAAAGACATTGAACTTAAGAAAAGTTCCGAATAGTCCAAAGTCTAAAAGCGGTATTAGAGATATTGATATTGACGTTCAGACGGTTACAATGCTCAAACAATACAAGCGCCAACAAATTAAAGAGGCTTGGAAGATTGGAAAAAATGAAACAGTTGTTTTCTCAAGTCTAGTCAGAAAATATTCTGATTATAGAACACTAGGGAATAGATTAAAAAAGCATTTCATAGAGGCAAACGTTCCTAGTATTGGTTTCCATGGTTTCCGACACACTCACGCTAGCTTGTTATTAAATGCTGGAATACCTTACAAAGAACTCCAGCACCGACTAGGACACGCTACTTTATCTATGACTATGGACACATACAGTCACCTTTCAAAAGATAGCGCAAAAAAAGCTGTCTCAATTTTTGAAACAGCACTAAATAATGTCAAAAGTTCCTAAAAAGGAGAACATTTTTTACATTGTGATACGTTAATCCCTTATGTATCAAGGGTTTAGCGTATCTTTGCGTTATAGGATTTTATTATAACACGATTCCATCTATTTTAAAGAGTTTAAGCCTCTTTTTGAAAAGAAACTGTTCTTTTCAGTATTTTTCATTGTCCTAGTACAGTTTCCAATATGGGCCTAACTGTCCTGTATTTTAATAGAAAAAAGGAGCCAGCGACTCCTTTTTTAGATCTTTCTTATGAAACACGTTAGTGAGTCATCCTTTTCTTTTTATACCAAACAAGACTCATCGTAGCTACTGCCACCCCAAAAAGAGCTAGATAGCTTGTTTCTTGTCCAGTAGATGGAAGGATTTTCCGTTTACCTGGTGTCTTAGTTTCTGTTACTGCCTCTTCCTTGTCTTCTTGCTTCTCATCTTCGTTCTTGTCCTTCTCTTTATTTTCAGCTGTTGAACTCTTTTGTTCATTAGCTTGAGCCTGATGAGGGGCTAGTTGAGACTATGTATTCGATGAAGAAGGGCTGGTTTGTTCCGTTGCTTGTCCTGTATTGCCTTTTTGATCATCTGTCGGCGTTCCTGGAGTTTGTGCTCCACTAAAGTCGATTTGGACCAAGACAGGATCATGGTCTGATGCACGACCGTGTTCCTT